TACCACCAATGCCTAACTCTCTTCTTTTTATCCAGTCATTAATGTGGGCACTTGATTTTTGAAGATTATAATCTTTACAATAGCTTAAAATTTCATGCAAATACTCTATAGCTTCTTCTGAGTACGTTAATATTGAGCATAAAAACAACCTTGCCTCATGCTCTAAATAATGTTGATTTTTAGCCTGTTCCTCTAAACGCTTAACGGCACTACACTTATGTAGTAGCATTTCTTTCTGAAAAACTTTTTCTGTTTCAGTAAAAGTTTTTTGACCAGAAGACCCATACTGATTAAAGTGAGATAAAATGTCCACTGGTTTATTTTTAATTTCTTCATACTCATAAACCATGTTTCTATACCATTCGTTTGAAGAATAATCAAAGCTTGAAGTTGGAATAGAACTATCTTGTTTTGATGAACTATACTCAACTATTTTTTGAACGCCTTGCATAAATATGCTTTTAGGAATCAAGGTTTTATATAAACCAGTATCTTGATGCTTAGTCCCCTCAAGACGCCACATTCTTCTTGGATCATATACGCTAAAGTCAATTGTATCAAGATTTAAATCTTTAGAAATTTTGTTTGCTATGTGCCTAAATATAGCTGGAAGTTCATTGGTAGGATTAATCCCTAAAGATACAGGATCGCATTCTATGTGAAAACCTTTTTTACCAGTGTAATATACATATATTGAATCATGGTCTATATTTTTGTTTAGATAATTCAAAAGATTAATAGCATCTGCATAAGAAACTTCTATGTCTTGATTGTCTAAATCAAAGTAAAGTGGACCAAATCTTACCGCTTTTTCAATACTTTCAGAATTGAATCTCCATATAGATGTATATATTCCGGTGTTATTATACTTTTCAGAATATGGCGCTGCCCTTCTTATGTCGTATAAGAAATTACCATCGGAATCTTTTTCCCTAATAACCCTTTTCAAAGAGGGTATATACCTAGCTAGCTCTACATATTTCCATTGGGATAAAAAACTATTATCATCTATGTATCTGTTCATATTAACTTAACTGAGCTTTACCTTCTTTTTGACCAAAAGACCATAAAACTTTTTTACTTTCCTTAAAAACTTCTGTATGTGTCCTATAGTAAATTGACTCTTTTATATAAGAATCTAAGTTTTTTACGATGTGTAGCCTAGGCATTAATACATCGTCCTGATTATCTCCGAATCAAAATTTCCACCTGTCCTCAATAGCTTCGTCACCGTCAACAATATAGTGAACTTTTGAAGCTAAGTTGTCAGATAAATGTACAATAATATCCAAATAAGTAACAGGAATTGTTTCCGGAACTGGAGACCAAGGACCTAGATGGCATCTTACCAGTCTTAATATAGATTGAATTGTTTCTTCGTCTATATACAAAGTAGATGAACTGGATTCTGATGAATATTTTTTATCATTCTCTTGACACTTTTTCACAAATGCCCCTACTGTATAGGGGTGCAGTGGGTCATAGACAAAAGTGTTCTGATCCGAGTTAGAAATACCTTTAGTTACGTCATGCAACAAGCACGCAGCATAAACTAAATCTCTTTCATTTTGGCTAAGAGAATAGGAATCACATATTACCTTAGACGCTCTAACAACCCTTTTTGTGTGTAAAACGTTGCCACCCTTATTATGTTCGTCCATTGGATGATATTTTCCAGAAAAACTAGATGGTATTGTCCAAAAAGACTCTGCTTGTAAAAGTATTGATCTGACAAAAGACTTAATTGCAGGACTTTGAATGTAATCAATCTCTTTTAATAATGGATAAAGTTGCCTATCTTCTTCTTCATTAGAAGAAAAAACTTTTTCGTCAGAAAGTAAGTCATCCAATATTGTATTTTTATTCATCGTCTTCCCAATCTAGGTTAAATATTTGCACTTTTCTGTAAGTTGATTCTATTATATCAGAAACGAATTTCTGTGGCGTTTTCTTCATAAAAGAGCTAACTTCAAGAAGTTTTTCTGTTTCTTTTTCCCCCAAAAGAATTCCAATTCTTAGAGCGTTGTCATTCATTTAATTCCTTTGGAGTCCATTTTGAGCATGGTTTATCATAGGGGCACTGCTTACAGTACCAAGTTAAGCCTCTTCTAGGTGCATATATTTTGTTTACTGCCATTTCATCACACCAAAAACCTAGTGTCTCTAAATCCTCTTGTGTTATTTCGTATTTTGTAAAATTAACATTTTGAGCGTTGAGATCACAGTATCCCATTTGAGCAAACGGCACTTTACTGGGATTTCTATAACAGAACGCTGCATAAGCAGAAGTAAAATCTACTTGATACATATAATGATGACTAGTCTTATAATTAAACAATAATTTCATAATATAATATTTATTGTCCTCAAATAATACTACGTCAAATTTATCTTTTACTTTTGTATTTTTTGTTACAGGAAAAATATAATCTTCATTTATAACTATAGGTATTGAGGCTGTATTGGAAAATGTCTCATGAAAATTTAAAAGAACAGAAGCCGCTTTTGCTGTAAGACTGGCATTATTTCCATATGCGCTTTCATGTTGCTCTGTAATTATGTCGTAAGAAGAAACGTTTTTACTAAACCAAGTTTTTTCCCATCTATTTAAAAGGGATGAATAAGAAGGAGTATACCCCCCTTGCTTTTTGTAAAAAAAGAAATAAACTATATCTTTTATTATATTTTCAAATCTTTCAGATAATATTTCTCTTCCGCCTATTGTTTCTGGCAGCTGTTGATTATGCCTGTAATTATAAAGAAGGGAACAGGTTTGATAGTCTTTAATTGATTTATTGGTTACTTGTATCATTAGTCGAGTAGACCTCCATTTAATAAGTCGTCTAGTATTGATCCTGAATCATAAGATTCTTCTGTTACTATTTCGTATTCTTCGTAAGATTTTCTAGAATCAACATATCTAACCAATGGTGGATCATAAACAAATGTTGAACCAGTAATTCTGTTCTTAGGAATTTGAAGTTGCATGATGTTTTCATCTTCTGTTTCATCACCGCTTACTAGTCTTTTTTCCGTGATGAAAATTGTTACTGCACACTTCTGCTGAATTGCCAAAGAACCACCAGTATCTGACTGCTGAACAACTTCTCTTTTTTCTTTCATTCTGTTAGCATTTTCTTGTGCAGTTATTACCAGTACGCAATTCATGTCTCTTGCAAGCTTTTCTAACTTAACCATCATCTCTTCAAATTCGCCCCAACGAGCTTTACCCTTGCTCCTTGTAAACATTGACTGAATTGTGTCTATGACAATTACATCTGGCATGTCTTGACCATGCCCCAGAATATCTCTTAGCCATTTCTCTAGGTCTTCAAAATACGGGGTATCGGGGTCATGCTTAACCATAAGATTGTCTCCCCATTCCATCATTTTGTTTTTGAATATATTTGTATACTTGTCCCTATCTTCAGGAGACCATTTATCAGCTAAGGCATAGACGTTTTGACCAGTTATCTGAGTCATTAATATTCTTTCCCAGTGAGACTGAGCTTCTTCAAAGTTTACATATAAGGCCCTGTACCCCGAAGAAACCCAATGGTTAACTAGACACTTCGCAAAAGTACTCTTACCCTTACCAGAAGGTGCTATGACGGCATGTACAGCTCCTCTAAAGAATCCACCTTCATCCGTGTATCCCATTGCTCTATTAAGAGACTTAAATTGAGTTGGGAGAAAGTCTGGTATATCTAGTAGCGAATCAATTCTGTCAATAATTTGATATGCGGTAGTTACATTATCAAGTGGGTTATAATCGGTTTGATTTTCTAAAGACTGAATAAGAGATACTAAATCATTTATTCTGCTGATTTGTTGATCACTCTTAATATTTTTATTAGACACAAGAATTTTTAATTCTTCTAAGTAATCTAATTGTCTTTTCTTAGAAGCTTTGTGTTTTATGATCTTAGCAACTGCTTCCTTATCTGAAAGCTCTAAAGATAAAATAGTTCTAATTAATTCTTCTACTCCGGAAGCGCCACCTAGAGCGGTAACAATATCTGTTTCAGACTCCATCCAAGATTTAAATGCAACTGGATCTACTTTGGGTAGCGATGTGCTTTTTTCGTAAGACAACAATGCCTTGTAAAGTTCGCTTACTCCATTTAATCCATGGACAAAGCCAACATCTTCGTCTAAAACATTTTCCTTAAAATACTGAAGAGCACCTTCTTCTTTAAATGACAAAGCAAAGAGCTGGTATTCAATTGGGTACTGCTCTTTATTTTCTTCGTTACTCATCTTTTTTCTTTTTTTCCTTTATTGCTCTGTACATCTCTTTTGATTTTTGTCTTCTTAGTTCTTGTTGCTTAATATAAAAAGGATCAGATGTAATTGACTTTTTATTTTTTGACTGCTTTGGACTCCAGCCATTTGATCTTAGAGCCTCAAGAAGACGATGATACACACTTTCTTCGGTCAAAAGATCATTATATCGGAAAACAACAAGAGCAATACCTTGTTCTTTGCATAACGAAGCTTTTTTTTCATCTCTTTTAATTGCTTCTTCAAATTCATACTTTGAATCAAAGAATCTTTCTGTATAAAAGAAATGTTGACGACCGTGAAACTCCGCAGCTAACCTATAACTGGGGCAATAAACGTCTAATCTTAATCTTTCACCTATATGATGTTCATTTACTATTTTTTCTCCAGGAAGAAGTTTTTTCATCACTGAGGTAAGAGCTGACTGTCCTCTTGAGCTTTTCTTTTTTTGCTCTTTAATCCAAGACAAACCTAGTGAATTGATCTTCTTATTAAGCTCGTTTATAGACAAGCCAATTTCTCTAGCAATTTCAGCTAGAGAAAGGCTTGAATCTAGCAAAAGATCTACCAAGAATAGATCATCATCTTCATCTTTGGGAGTGCGAGAATCTTTCTTTTTTGTCATTTTCTCGTTCCTTCATCTTATTTAAGTAATTTGATCTTGCATAAGAAAAAACTTTACCCAAGTCTATCATTGACATGTTTAGTTCATTCCAAATCTTATAGGGTAATGCAGAAGATAGCAGTGGGCAATCAAATAGACAGTAGTCTACTTTACCTTCGTATTCTGCAATTTGTGCAAATATTGAATCTACTTTGTCATAAAAATCGTTGTAAGGAACATTAATAACACCAACAGGATTTCCAATTGTTTGAGAAATCATTTTCTTATCATGGAAGGAAACTATGACAAAAGGAGTGTTTCTAATGTAATGATTAACAAAGCTCTTAAAAATATCTTCTTTTGAAGAAAAATAATATTCAAGAGTAGTTGAATCGCAATAAACATTATTTTTTGCAATGCTTGCGATATTCATTTTAGAACCCTCTTCTGAGGAAGTAATAAAAGAAGCAGGTAGCGCTTTTAGGTAATTACTATCTTGAATTTCAAAAGAATTTTTTATTGCTTTTGAAAAATATTTATTAACTCTTTTCTCGTTTCCATCATTAGTTAATGAAACTAGAGCAGATCTTGGAAAGTTTACAAAAGCAAACTTTTCTTTGCTATTCATTTTTTCTGTTAACGTAATAATTGTATTTTTGTGATTTTGGATTTTCATAACTTCCTCAGATTCCGAAGTTACCCCAGTCAATCAAAACTGGGTCTTTGTCTAATATTGAATTAATGTGATTTATGTTGTGAAACTCACCTTTATCTAAAGTTGAGTATCTTTCAAATTTTGCTTTTTTATCTGAGTCTTTCTGATAACCCAAGTGTTGCATTACTAGCCCTGACCCCTGCCAAAAATTTCTCTGCTTAACCCAATCAGACACATAACTAGGCTCTGATCCACAAGCTAGCTTTCTGTTTAAAAAGCCACCATTTTCTTTGAATCTAAAGAGTCTTGAACTAGCAGTAGGTGCCCAAAGCTTGTCCACTCTATATTGATTTTGATTCCACATATGGTAAAACTTTATACTGACAACATCATTAGGTGAACTCTTTAAAACACTAGAAAGATCCCTATCTTGTACGTGATACAACATCTCGTCACAATCTATTGCTAAAATCCAATCTCCTAAATTTGCAAACTTCTCTAAGTTACCCCAAGCTGTAGCCCTAAGTTTCCCCTCATGCTGAACGAACATAGGCTCCTTATTCTGAAAAACTTCACAGTATTTAGCTGCGATTTCTGGAGTATTGTCATCAGAACAGTCATCTGTAAATACAATTTTATCTACTTGAGTAGATAGTCTTTTTAAGACTTTTTCTAAGAATCTTTTAGATTCATTTCTGCCAACCATTTGTGCAATTATCATTTTTACCACCTTATAAGGATAAGGGGTAGGAGGAATAACCCCCTACCCCTTAAACGTCAATTACTTTCAGTCCTCAAGCATTTCACGGACTTCAACTGCTGAGATGCGCTCAATCTCTGTTGAGATATCAAGAACCTCACCAGGAACGCCTCTACGCCCCATGACAAGCTTCTCTGCATCTGTCTTGGAGTTAGCCTTGACAAGGGCAGTTGTGACCAGCTCAAAGTACTTGAACTTATTATCTGACATTATTTCCTCTTTTGTTTTAGTGGGCTTTTACACCCTGGTTTATATAACGTGATTAGTATAGCATTAACAGTTGATAATGTCAACATGTAGAAAAAATTTAATCTCTCCACAACCATTCAGGATGTTTTTTAGTCCAATTAACGGTAGATTCAAGAGACTTTTCTAGTGGCATTGGTGGAATCCAACCAGCTTCTGCAAGTTTAGTTCCATCTAATGCGTATCGTAAATCGTGGCCAGGTCTAGTTGTATGGAAATCTTCAAAGATAAACTTTAACTCCTTACCCCAATACTTGGCAACTAGTTCAGCCATCTCAAGATTATTAATTTCTTTTTCGCCAACAATATGATATTTGTCAGGGCGGTCAGCATTTGGATAGCTGGTAGCTGGAAGATTTTTTAGAATGAAAAGAAGTGCATCGGCCTGATTCCTTGCATGAAGATAATATCTTGAGCCAATGTTTTCGGGAGTACCATGGATTGTCATAGGAATATCTTTTTCAAGACAATACATAATCTTTGGAATAAACTTCTCAGGATCTTGGCGTTCACCAATGATATTCATTGTATTCGTAATTATTACTGGCACGCCAAAAGTTCGCCAATACGAAATGCATACAGCTTCTTGTGCTGCCTTTGAGCCTGAATATGGATTAGAGGGAAGAATTGTGTCCCATTCTTTATGAGCATAGCCAGCAGGTGCGGGCCCGTACACCTCGTCTGTAGATACGTGTAAAAATATTTCTGGCTCTATTTTTCTAGCTAGTTCCAGCATATTTACAGCTAACGCAACATTGTTCATAACAAAAGGCGCTGGATCAGTAATTGATCTGTCAACATGAGAATCAGAAGCCATGGAAATAATATAATCAATATGACCAATTTCTTTAATCATTACATCTGAAAATGGCACCGTTAGATCATGTGTTACTAACTGAACACGATGACGCTCCGATTCCCAGCAGGATATAGATGTAATTCTATCCGTAACACCTCTGTGACGAAATGAATCAGTTATAACTACATCCCAATCAGTAGTCTTTAGAATATGCTCTAATGTGTGGTGACCCACAAATCCGCCTGCACCTGTTAAAAATACCCTTTTCATTGTAACTCCTAATTATTTATTCGGGTAATGAACCGCTATATAATCTATAGCTTCATCTAAATTATTGCTTATTTTTGTTGCCATATACTTCATATATGGTCTGTTTTTATTTTGTTCTGAACACATTACTACAGTTGGTTGATTATGTATCTTAGCCCAAGCCATTTCAAAATCAGTGCCTATGTAAGCTCTGTTTTCTAACATATATTCTACCAGAAGAAGATCAGACTTCTTCTGCATAAAGAGATTTTTTTGAGCTATCTCATCAGCAGACATTGAATAATCTTCTGGTATAGAAGTTGGATCAAGAATATTGTAACCTCTTTGCTCAAGCAAAAAAGTAGCTTCTTTCCTCCAACCTATAGCGTAGTCGCCGACATAATCCATTGCGCCAGCTAAATAAACTGTAACACTCATACTGGCCAATGATACTCTAAATCTGCTGGCTCATCAAAGTACTGAGAGTAGTATTCATAATCTTTTCTAAGAAGATTAGACCTATGAGAGCGATGAAACTCTTCTTTACCAAACCAAGGAGGATAAACTAAATGATCGTGATATATTTCTTCAAATTTCATGTTGTTATTATATCCTCTGTCTATCCATTCTAAAATGGTGTAGTTTTGGTATAACTTTAACGCTTCTTCGTACCCAGTCCACATACGAGTAACTGGATGGTTACGCCAACCTTTCGTAGGCGTTCTGTCAAGTAGTATGTTAAGAACCTGAAATGTTTCAACACGTTGTTTTCCCAATCTTCTATAATCTAATACTTTTACTGATTTTACTATATCTGCATAAGGCAAAAATGTTTGCATGCTTGTATTCTACTCTCACATTCAGTGTTTTGCAACTTGTTCTATTGAACTGAATTTTATCGGCAATGACTGTAGCCCGTTTACCAAAACATGGGCTGGCCTATATTTAGGTTCTCCATTTATAGAGATATTACAAAATCTTTTTAATATTAAACTAATAGCTTCTTGTATTTCTACTTTAGCTAAGATAGCGCCCAAACAATAGTGTATTCCAGCCCCAAAAGATAAGCTTTTGTTAATATTATTTTGATTTTCTATATTTATTTTTTTTGGATTATTAAAGTATAATTCATCGTAGTTTGATGAAATTATATTAATTAATACAATTGTTCCTTTTGGAAAAATAATATCTTTGTACACTATATCTTCAGAAGCTACTCTAGCAGTTCCTCTTAACGTTGTATCTAATCTAATTAGTTCGTCTATGATTTTTGGACACAAAGAATTATCTTGCTTAAGAAGATTTAGCTTATCTTCATTTTTTAATAATTCATTTAGACAAAGGCCTAATTGCGATCTAGTAGTATCTATGCCACTAGCTATAATAACTTCTACTAACATAAGCAGTTCTTCGTTACTTAATTTATCTCCATCTTCTTCTGCTAAGATTAATTTAGATAAAAGATCCTCACCAGGATTAGACCTTTTGTGCTCTATAAGTTCTAAAAAATATAGATTAAAATTGCTCTGCATTGTGCTTATGTAGTCAGGGGTATAGTTATTGTATTGATCAAAAACTGTACTCAAAAAATCTGTCCACTGAAGAAATTTATTTAAATCTTTTTGTCCTACACCTAATATCTCGCATATAATCATCGTTGGATATATGTCAAATATTTCTTTTTGTATATCTATTTCTTTAACGCTAGAAAAGCTATCAATAATATTATTTAAACATAACCTCATAAAAGGTTTTAATTTTTCTACATTAGAATAACTAAAGGTTGGCATAATTAACTTTTTAATTCTCAAATGGTCTTCTCCATTAAGGGCTAATAAACCATTTTTTCTTTTCTGCTTAAACTCTTCTGTAAAGTTGGGGTTAAGCTCAGCAAATAAACCTAAAGCAGTATGCCATCTCTTATCCTTTAAGATGTTTTGATTATCAGAATAAGATAATATTGTATACCCTATTTTATTCTTTGCTATCCAAGAATGTTTAGAAAGTAGTTTAGCATTCTCTAGTTGTTGCTCTCTAGTAGATCCCATTTTTATAAATGGTATGTCTAAATCACTTACAAGCATTTATTTTTTAAATTCTGTCCAAGTCTTGTCGCCAACACCAAAGTACTCTCTTGCTAGACCAGAAGCAACAATATCATTATTTAAGCAGTTACCTTGATTGTCCCACACTTTAGCAAGAACTCTTCCATATTTTTCGTTTTTATCTAATATGGTTTCAATCTTAACCCAATGTCCAGCTTTAGTGATCCATTGATCGGTAAATTCTTTTGCTGCGAGTCCCTGTTTCTTTTCTTCTAAATTGGAAGTTCTGCTTTCTGGAGTATTGACGCCATATAAGCGAACCCTACCTTTACGAAGAGTATCAAACCCCAAATCAATGATGATATCAAAAGTGTCACCGTCAATAATTTTTTTAACTTCTGCGTTGTAGTAGTATACGTTTTTTTCATCAGACATTTTTTCTCCTTATATATTAATTATTTTTTCAGCTATCCATTTTACCACAGGACTAGCAACTCCGTTTCCACACATTTTATACCTAGTGCTGTCTGCATTATGTTTGCCGTCAGCCCTATACAAGGTATGGTTGTCTGGCCAGCCCATTAATCTTTCGCACTCAATAGGGGTTAATCTACGAACTATCTTGTCTATACTGACAGCATGACCTCCGCCTTCAGCCCTAAGGGTTGGCCAAGCTTTTGTGGAAGATTGTGGATCTAATCCTTGAGTGTGACTAAAGCCTATTGGTGATTCAATGATTAATTTATTTTCTTCTACATATTGATTGCCAACACCTTTAAAATCCCTAGCAACTAGTGTTCCAATGACGTTTGATGTTGTTCTTTCATCTATTACCATTGGTACGGTGTTGCCGCCTGTTCCCATTCTTGCTTGCAGGGTCTGTACAGGTTCTTCGTAAACTCTTATATCTCCAACTCTAGTTCCATCTAAAAGAGATATTTTTTCATGGCTAATTAAATCCGTAGGATCTTTGTAGTCTCTTGCTTTTATCGTTGAAGAAACATAATCTTCTACATATTCATTAAATGAAACCATGCGATTAATAATCGCTTTTCCATCTTGAACTACTAAGTTTTCTCCCCTACTTGAGGGGTGTCCTCCGTCGCCACCGCTTCTAATGCAGCTTGCAGTTTCTCTGGTAGCTTCTTGTTTTTGCTTGATACTCTTCTTAGAATCCCCTGTGCTGCTCTCTTTGAGAGGTAGTATTTTGTCGGGACTTCTTCCAGCGATTGCAGGATCAAAGCAAGAGAGGACAAATATTCTTCTGCGTCGTTGGGGAACTCCAAAGTATTGTGCATCCAACACGGCCCATTCACTGAAACACGCCCCTGCTTCATCCATTTCCCAGAGAACTTGTCCGAAGTCGGCACCTCCGTTGGATGATAAGGCCCCTGTGACGTTCTCCCAGATTGACCATTTAGGATATTGTCCATTTGATTTTTCTCTCATTTCTTTAATTATTCTTACGGCCTGAAAAAACAGACCAGATCTTTCTCCGTCTAAACCAGCTCTTTTGCCTGCCACCGAAAGGTCTTGACATGGGGAACCAAATGTAATTAGATCTACGTATGGTAAATCATAACCACTGACCTCTGCTATATCTCCCCAGCGTGGAACATCTGGCCAATGATACGCAAGTGTCTGACTACAATGTGGATCCCATTCAACTTGAAAATTACAGGTTAATCCCGCAGCATCTAGACCAAGATCTATGCCACCAACACCTGCAAATAATGACCCGTATGTTGTAATACCCAATTTAATCTCTTTCTATCCCTATATGGTCACAGGCTTTTCTAAATATTTCTCTTGAAATAGGAAAGTATTTATCGGCATGACTGACACCTTGCCCTGGTTTTGGTGTTGACGCATGCCAACTGTGGCCAATGGACACGGAACCATCGTACACTACATTATAACCCAAGTGCCTTGCAAAATAAGAACACCATGTTTCCTCATAATAATGAGGAGTAGGAAGAAATGCGCCTATTGCATTAGGATATAATTCTCTGTATTTTTCATTATTAGTAAGATCATCCCAAACATCTCTCCTTACAAAGTAAGCGGATCCAGAAACAGTCACACAATCAATCTGGTCTTTATATAGTTTATCTTCAGGGTCATGCTCTCTCCAGCCTCTATGCTTTGGTGAAGTATTAGTGCCAACAATTCCTGCATGAGTTATGAAACCATCTTCATCTCTTTGTTTTGGTCCAAGAATATGAATGTTTGGATTATTTGCAAAGATCTTTTCTATATTTAAACAATCTTGTGATGTCATCCAAACATCACCGTTTAAAACTCCAATAATTTCTGCAGAGCTCTTACTTGCCATCATATTGATTGCAGCAGAATATCCTATATTTTTCCTAAGATAAGTTCTATCAATAAGGTATCTTTCCTCATTTTCTCTCATCCAGTCAACAAAGTCATCTGTTGAATCATTATCTGTTATATATAGGTTCCAATTTTTTGCGAGCGCGCCATTTGGACTAAATACATCTGAATGCAAAGAGTCCAAAAATCTTTGCAGTAGTGGTCTAGTGTTGTAATTAACAACGCATAAATCTATCACTTTATTATTCTTCCTCTATTGTCATCTCAAAAGCGCTTTGTGGACTAAAACCCATGTTGATATATTGAGCGTATTTATTGTATGCATCTTCTATATAAAGGCTGTCAAAAAACTCAATAAATCTATTTGACAACTGAATTTTGTCAGCAGGTTTCGTAATACTTTTTTGTTTATTATAAAAATAAACGAAATATCCCAAAACAAATAGTCCTGATAAAACTAAGATATTTTCACCAATCTTCTTCAACTTCATTCTCTTCCGTGTTATTGATTGTATTATTTAACCATTCCTCAACTGCTTGAGCAACGCCATACCAATGCTCTTTGTTTTCAGGGCTATCTTCACTATCACCAAGAAGATTGTATGTGTATATAATATGTTCTAACACCTCAGTACTAGCTACAAATATAGCTTCTCCTGGCATTAGTTTTACACTAACCTTTTTCTTGTGACTTGTTTTCTTAGTCATTTTGCTTGCTTTTCTTTCCTTTATCCTTTTTTTCTTGTTTTTCTTCTAGCGTATTATCTACAAGATATACGCATAGATTATCTGAATCTGGTTCTACCGATATAAATAATATCTGTTTATCAGATTCATTAAAACCTTCTGGAGGTGGAGATTCTACAGCTATCTTTTTGGAAGAGCAACCATAAACCTGACTATGGTTTTTGTAGACAACTAAGTAATTAAGCTTAGACGCTGGCATGTGTGTGTACTTCTATTCCTGCTTGTAGTAAGAAAGATCTTACCTTATCCCATTGTTGGTATGCAATATCTTCTAGACAGTATACATGCTTTATCGTGCTATTTGCAATTAATTTGGCGCAGGAAAAGCATGGTGGTCCATTTACATATAACTTGTAAGCACTAGAACTATAATCGCTATGTATCAAGGCATTTGCTTCTGCATGTACTGCAATACAGTTATCGTAGTTAGTCCCATTTGGCGAATTATCCAAAAGCCTTGGGCAGCCACCATCCTCACAATGCGTAAACCCACTTGGGCCACCATTATATCCCATTCCTACTATATGACCTTTTTGGTCAACAAGAACGGCTGCATATTTTCTTTTTGAACATGTAGAGAATATTTTAGCCGATTCTATACACAGCTGTAAATACTGCCTATCTTTTCTAGAAAAATCTTTATGCATATACTGCTATTGAACCAGCTAAAAGTAAACAAAGGACAATTATAGCGATAACTCTTACTCTTATGTTTTGTTCTTTAATAGCCTGAAGTGTTATCTGCAAACTATTTGACCAAGCAACAAGTAATGCAAAAAGTATGATAAAAATTGCATCCATTACAATTAACCTATTAAAGACTTAAATGTTACAGGGAATTTTGGTTGAGCCAATCTATATACCGCTTTCGCATACTCTTGAATTTCAACTTGAGAATCTTCTGCTAATCGCTGATTAAGGAAAAGTATAACAGACTGCAAAGAGCAAGACCACCTATAAACCACATACATCCCATATGCGTTTAAAAATAATCTAGCTTGCTCTGGAGCAATGTTATTATCCATAGCCATTCTATAAAGAGCTTCTCCTCTTTCTGCGTGCTTTATCAGTTCTTGCGTTAACATTGATCCAGTGAAAGGATCTACAATTCCCATAGATCCTTGTTTTTTGTCTTCTGGAGCAAGTCTCCATTCTTCTGCGTTTGGATAATAAAACTCTGGCTCCATTGTTATATACCTTCTTGATGATTCATTCCAAGAATCCATTGTATGATCAGAACCAACAACATACTTCCAATGTTGCCTTGCTACCATTAATGGAGCTTTAAACTCAAAAGTCATAAATGCATGTCTAAATGGAGACATGTGATTTTCTCTTACCAAAAAGTCTATTAACCTTGCGTCTCTTGTTCCTAGTTCAGAAACTTCTTTTCCGAAAGAAGCTCGTGCCGCATTAACAACGGATAAATCAGAACCCATGGAATCCACAAGTCTAACATAGCCTTTATCTAAAACATTAATAAAATTATTTTCATCTTCTGTTTCAGAGGTTAATTCAACAGGAAAAATATTATCATTTTTTATAACAGAATCACTCATCTTCATCTTCCTCTTCTTCTTCATCCTCATAGTCTTCATCTTCTTCTTCATCATCTGAAGAAGGGTTAAAAACTAGTAAAATATCGTCTTCGGTTAATTCTACCATATAGTCAATAAAATCTGTTGACAGTTTGTATATAGTAGACAAAGCTTCTTCCATGTCTTGATCAAGCTCTATTGGCTCATTGTTTAACACCGAAAATAAAAGAGTATATAGATACTGATTAAACTCATTTATAGTTGACAAAATCAACAAATATTCTTTAACCGATTTTGTAAATTCAGCTTTTACGAATGAATCAAAGTCTTCTATATTTTCTATTTTCATAATTTCTGAGAATTTTTTATCAAAATCTCTATCATTATAATCAGACATTAAGCTTCCTTAATATTTTCCTTAATCAACTTAATCTCACAAGAATCAGTAGTGCAATAACTTTCTCCGATTGCATCTGCAGCCATTCCCGCATAGACCCCAGAAAAATCAATTGGGAAAAGCTTCATTTCACCCTCGTCATGATATTCCTCTTCTGTAATCTGTGTGTACGGCATTTGTGGGTAGGTAAAGTTTCCTTGAGGTAGAAATGATACCGTTTTTAACTGACCATCATACATATGTAAAACTGTACCCACATGTTGTGACTCAGAATCTGGATCAAATGAAATAGTTACAGAAACTGAATTATCAGACCAATATCTCTGAGCAACTGCTGCAAGCGACATTTTTTCAAAGATTGTTACATCTTTTTCCGCTCTCTTTGCATCTGATTTAATGGGGAAGAAAACAACTGACGTTGTATCTGGTGACTCTGAAGCTGGCTCAATTCTATAATTAGCCATCTTAAAAAGCGGTAACATTGGGTCTTCATTAGAGAATCTAATTGCTCTATTAAAGTACTTGCCACCTGGAGTCCAGTGAACACCTGGTGATTCTCCAGCAAGGATAGAAACTGTACCCGATGGTTTAACAGTGGTCATTTTAATTGACTCACGGATACCTAACCACTCCGAGTAGATTGTGTCATAATTCTTAACAACATTATAACCAGTGTCCATCCAATCCCTAAGAACTGGAAGTCCATGTATGTCTGCAAAATTTGCTACGCCAGACATTGAAGTTCCAATACGACGATTGCGTTGCATGATTGCGTTTGTCTCTTCCCAGTGAGTTGGAAGAAGGGTTACAGTCTTTGCGTATAGATATGCAAATTTAAGTGTTCGCTTGTAATCCTCTAAGTTTTCATGACGATTTAAATAAGTCTCAACTAGAGTGCAGCATTCGTATGATTCTAGGGATTGTTCTGCACATGGATTGTATCCAGCAACACGCCAGTCTTTATTATTTGGTGCATCTGCAAGTCTTCCATACTTTCTTGACATATCAAGCCATATAACACCAGGTTCACCATTGAGGGCTATTCCTTCAATTATTGGAGACAAATCTTGTCCAACAGATGTTTCAACAGAGTTGTTAGACATCCATCCCCAGCCTGGATTTTCTGGATCATAAGAGTTTCTTTCTGGAAATACACTAGCATTTTTTAAATTCAAGAAATCTTGATCATCCATCCTACCTATTAGTAATTCTGCAGATCTTCTAACATTTCCAGAAACAACGCAGACTCCAATAAGATTACCGATATCAGCTATATCTTTTCTCGTAAGCCTTTCTCCATTGCGACCAGCAAATATTCTCCTAATAGCTTCGTGCAATTTTACAAGAGGGGCTGGACCAGATGCTGTTCCTCCAAATGTTTTAATTGGAGATCCAAGGGGTCTTATCTGACTGTAATCAAATGTAATTACATTTTGATCTGGCTTAAGATAAGAGTTTATTAAAGTAGTAGTTGAATCTCTCCAGCCTTCTCTACTATCCTCAATTACTTCTACAACTTCAGATTTTACTGGCTCATAAATAGAGAATTCTTTGTCAGCACCTTTATCATCAAAACCCACGCCGACCCCTAGCATTGAAGCTTCCATTAAAAAGCCAAAAGGCTTTGCTGGATTAAACTTTGTCATTTCAGAAGTAGATACAAAAGCGCAGTTTTGTAGGGCAGCTGAGTTTTTTTGAACATTAACCAAAGGAGTTCCCATCATCCAAAGACCTCGTCCTGGTGGAGTCCACTTTAAGTTGAACAAACGATCAAAAGCTTCTTTTGCGCTTGCTTGAGCCTTAGCGTCATTCCATGGTAAGCGACTTTTTTTGCAATGATCTTTTTGAAGAGAATACATGCCATTAATAATTCTCTCACATACGTCTACCCAAGTTTCTTTTGTACCGTCTTCTTTAAGTCTTGAATAAGTTCTAAGAAAAGTAATTTCACCTACAGAGTTACCACCAGCATCTCTATAGCCAAAAGGTGCCTTTTTGTTTTTATACAACTCTATAAAATCGTCAGATAAACGAAATGAAAAAATTGAAGATGATTTATTTGTGGTATTTTCTATTGCTGTTTCTGTAGACATCTTATCTCCTTATTTACTTCTCTAATGTCTTTATATATTTTGGATTTAGTTTTTGTATTTCTAAGTTTTTGATTTTGTTTATCTGATCAAATGAGTAAACATTGTATATTTCCCTCTCAAAGAAATATCCATTTCTCCAACTATGTATTTTTCCGATAGAAGCTTTGTGATTTGTAAAGATATTAGAAATTACAGCACCTCCGTATATTCTTACTAGGTTCTGCATCTTTTTCTCTATATCTTTTTTATTAGAATCATTAATACATCCAGATGCTTCTGCTTCTGAATAAAGCCAGTTAAAAGCTTGTCTAGTTAAAGGAGAGTAGTCAATTGGGTCAATTATGCCAATTTCTAAAAGCTTTTTTCTGTTAGATTGGATAAGTAAATCTTTTTTTACAACATCTTGAAAAAGACTAAACCAATCTTTTTCATTTAGCTGCGACCAACCAGTGCACCAAAAAAGTATTAAGTAAACTGGATCTGGTATTGTTGTTTTTTCCATAGTGGGAAGAAGAGCAGTACAGGCTATAACTTTTTTAATCTGCTCTTTTGAAACTTCAATATTTTTATTCTTATTCTCCAGATTAATCCATAGTTTATTAATCTGTTTAACCCAGTCTGTTTGGCCTACATAAATATTCAAATACATTTCTGCCACTTCTACTGGCAGTGCGTCCTCTTCTATAACCTTACTTAATGCCTCTATAGACATGCTCAATCCCTGTTATCTCCATCTAAACTTATAAAACGTGCCATAAAAACCATATACCCGCCCAATGTAGGACGGGTATATTATTTCGCCCAATGAAGTATATCATATTGAGCTATGATTTGAAATGTGGTCTACGAACTTTTTGTGCTAAAAGCTTTTCTTCTAATATCTTTTTCCAAAACAAGATGAGCAGTTAGTGCAAACCATAGTAACAGCGGAATTGTTTTATTTATTCCGTTATCTGTTTTTCTCCAAAAAAATCTTGTTAAAGTTTCAATTTTCTTTCCCTTAATTGCGTATGCATCATAGGCAACTATAAAAGAAAATAACAATAGCCAGCCTACTGCCCCAGAGATTCTCTCATCTCTTTCTAGACTAATAGGCTGGCTAAGGTAATTATAGAGCTTTTGCAGAAGGCACTCCTGCCCACTCTTGAACTCTTTGCTGACCGTAATCTGTAGTTCCATACTCCTGACCATAGCCAGAGTCAAAAACTTTAGCGCTGTCAATTCCATGGAACTCATCTGGCTGGAAGAAGCTATATGAGTTAGGCGCACCTTCAGAATCTGTTCTATATCCGTGACCAACACTTGTCATAACTTGAGCTGAAGCTACACCCTTAAAGGTATATTGTCTAACCTTGTAATCATTTTCTCTTTCTTCGTGACCAAAAGAAGATGGGAAAGCTTTTGCTCCAACAAGACCTTTGTATTCCATTGGACGGAATCTAACGCCATCATAAGTAGCTGTTCCATCAGGTGCGTCATTTAGTGGATGTACATAAAATACACTTCCAGTAAATAGTTGAGACATAAATACATCACCAGGGAAATAGCCAGTACCTGGTGTGTGTGCACGATCTGGGAACCCACCTAATACGTGACTAGTGCTAAAGTATGGATAGTATGAGTAGGTACCAGCAGTGCCTTTGAAGACATTGACCATGTCATTGGTGTTTTGACCTGCAAGAACTGGACGAGGACCAGTATAAAATGTAGCCATTTAGATATCTCCTTAAGAAAAGTAGTGTGCCATTATAGTAAAATCAATTATGAATTTTTAACCAAATTACTATTCGTATGTAACTATTAGGTCAGACAAAACTGGAGCAGTGCCGTCTGAAAGCTGGTTTAAAGTTACTTCTACCCAAACTGAACTTGAAGATCCAGGGTTTTCTTCTGTATAGACGCCAGAATCGTAATATATAACCCTATAGTCAAACGCTGTAGAAATAAGCTCCTGTGGAACGTTGTATATTTTTGCGGTTACGCCAGTAACGTTATAAATCAGCTCTCCTTCAGGAGCGTCAAATCTAATAATTGACTTTCCTGTGGAAAGAAATTTGTCAGATCTGATATCTATATCAGAAAGTCCGTATGTATAAACATACTTGTTGTTTTCTGTGATGTAACTTCTTTGTCTCATCAATACTCTTATTGCAGTAATTGGAAGTGGATCAAAGTAGAAGCCTATTGGACCTGAGTTAAGTAGTGCGTCAGTTCCTGCTTGTGTCCACGCTCCTGGAGGAACGCTACCTACAGCATCTGAAATACCATCATATAGTATATTATGATTTAAAGGAGTCCATCCATCACTGTTTGACATAGAAGGGTTTTCTACTGTCGTATAATCAATTCTCAGAATATCGGTACCAAAAACTGGATAGGGATTAAGGCTTATGAAGTTGGTCTTGTCGCTTCCGCTATAAGATGTTGGAATCTTAATATACAAATACAACTGAGCACCTAGGAGGCTTGGAGAGTCTACAACGACACTTCTTTTCCACACTTTACTAGAACTGTCTAATATTGCATGATATACAGGAGTAGTGTCAATTAATGCTGATGGAGAGTCAACGCTAACAAGAGTGTTGTCTATTTTTGTTTCAAAAAAGTCAGGAACTACTTGACCAATATAATCATGAAAAAACTTTATTTTAGAATAAGAAGAACCAGTAACTTTAGGTAAGGTTATAATGTTATTGATAAAATCAAGATAAAGAGATTCAGAACCAGATACAGAGTATTCGGTATTTAGAAGAGCAGCGTTATCTATCTGCGAATAATTATAAATTGAAAGAATCTTATCTCCAGATAAATTAGACTCCAAAGACTTAATTCTGTCCTCTACATCCAAAAGAGCTTGGGTGATAAATGCATGATCTTTAAGAACTCTTTCAAAAGCGTTGCGCAATTCTTCGCTGAGAATCCCAGACCTATTATATAGCATCACTAGGTCTTTGTAATTTTGTTCTACAGTTTTATTGTAATCTGTACTATTTACTGGGCCATTGTATTGGCTTGTTTTTTGTTCTGTATTTATATATTCTGACATATTAACTTTCCAGTCTATTAAGTTTTAATTTAATTCTAGACAATCTTGAACTAATTGTATCTAAAGTTGGTAGATTTGTAAACTCAGAGTGTTCTGCTTCCGTATCTTTCCATTGAGAATAAAAAGATATATTATTCAAACTTTCAAAAGAAAAAACTCTTGAACTATCGCTTTGCATTGTAGTTACTTCATCATCTTGCTCTTTGTCAAGAATAATTTGAACATCTGAGATTATTTTGTTTGCGGTATCTTCAAGTTCAATATATATTCTTTCTAAATCAACATACATTTGGTTTGAGATCAAATTTTCTTTTGAACTTTTTCTAGGACCTCTATAATAAGCTCTATGCCTTTTGAATAAAGGCTGTCTTAATTTTTGTTTTTTTGATGGATCAGAATATGATATTGCCATTTTATTAAATATCTTTCTTTATGAGTTATTGTCTATTTGTTTTTGAATTTGTTCAGAAAAAGAATTAGAGTTCTTAAATTTAATTCTATATGAATTTAAAATTGGAGAAGATAACTGATTGTTGCCTCTTGAAAAATCTGCTCTTAGTCTTATTTTTGTTACTGGATTTGGCGAATTTGTAAAATAAAAAATTTTTGAATTTGAACTTATATTCTTTTTTGAGATTATTTCACTATTTCCAAAAACATTGTCTATGCTAAAAACATTGTCAGATGAAGACCTTGAATATCTAAGCTCCATTGGATCTACGTAAGAGAAGTAGTTAGAATAGACTATTCCGTATTGAAGAATTGAGTGAGATTCCATTAATGTAATTGACCCATTTGCACTAGCTGCTTTTGCTTCAATGCTTGACATTGGACAATCAATTGCAACGTATATTTTATTTAACCCTTGAGACAATCTCCATTCAATGTCAGCATAGGACTTCCCAGCTGGAATTGAATACTTAGCTTCATTTATATAAACTGATACGTTCCAGTTTAAAGAAATAGAGTCATTTTTTACAAACCTATGTGAAACAACAATGTCTTTTGCGCAGTATAGGTTTAAGGGAAGAAGTATGCTAACTTGAGACAAATTTAATCCGGTAAAAAAAACAGGATCCTTAGTTATTTGATAAGAAGGAATGTCTACAACAAGTCTGCTGTCATCCCTTCCATCAATTAATTTATTCCACGTAGAAAGCTTCTCTGTTTCATCATATATTGGGTCTATATAGTTAACATATTTTCCAGAAACAAAATTAATTCCTTCAAGAATATAAGAATTATATGGATTGTCTATTTTCTTTATTTGACCTATTCTGTAAATACTTTGATTTCCATAGAGAGTAGAAGTTGGATTCTCTTCATTAATATTTGTAGAGGAGCCACTTGTTTTCAATGGTATTTTTTCTATTTCAGTATTTTCGTTTTTTATACTGTCTACTATAGAAAAAGATTTTGTAGATGATCCATTTAAACTAACAGAAGAAGCAAAAGAACCAGAAGAATCAAAAGGCCTAGATACTGGTATCCATGAAAAATCTGATATATTAGTTTCTGAGCCAGTGTCTTGCGCTATAAAATAAGATATAGAACCACCGCTATTAGATACTTCATCAACATCTACTGATACAGTATCTATGACCAAGTTCTTATTATCTTTTGTTGGAAGAGAATATGGCTCAGAAATATATGATCCAAATTGTTCATATGATTGTCCAGAAATAATAATATCTCTTATTCCAAATCTGTATTGATATTTTTTTGCAGACTGTGTATTGACATAATCTGGATCTACTTTTGATAAGATAAGATCTATGGACGAAACTACTCCAGGAGTAAATTCAAACGAAAAATTATCATAATCATTTAAAGATTTTTTAGACTTAACTTCTGAAGGAAATTGTTCATTTTGATAGTTAACCTTTATGTATATATCAGCTGGAGTAACCATATTCAATCTACCTTGTATTTTTGATATAACAGTAAGTTGATTAATTGGTATATTTATAGATAAAGTAACAACCCCAATTGATTCAAAGTCAAAATATTTAGACCATTCTGTATTATTTAATCCATCAAAAACAGATCCAAAGAAAGAGGAATCGTCTATTGATTTTGTTTTTTCAATTATTGTTCTATTAAAAGATAGATCATACCTAACATCTGGAGAAACTACTGAACTACTAGATATTAACTCAAGATTGTTTGATAAAGACTTTGATAAAGTAACTCTTTTTGATTCCGTGTCTAAAAACACATCTGAAAGAGCATAGTTCATTGCATTTCCAGTAGCAAAGTTCTCATAGATAGAAGCAAAAAATCCATCTGAATTTTGATTAGAAAACAATAGCGCATCTACCTTGTCTTCTAGCTCTGATCTCTTCTTTCTCAGATGTTCTATCCTAGAGTTTAGGGCATTGGTTACGTCAAACAATTCGTCTGAATTTTCAAAGATTACATCATACAAATTCTCTATATTAAGAAGTAATGTAGCGTTTTTTTCATTAATTAATTCTGTATTACTAAATTCTGTAGATCTAAATATTTCTGGATTAAGCCTTATGGGATTTCCTGGAGAATTCCTAGAAAAATATTGAGAATACAGCTCTAGTACTTTTTGTTCATCTATTTTTATTCCTGAAGAAAAGTAGTTTTTATATACTGTTTCTAAAAACTTTTGTTTTTGTATAGAACTTAATGTCATAGCTGCTCAACCTTTGCGCATAATTTGTATGAATTGATAATTGGACTAATGTTTGATCCACTTGGCTTTGTCATTTCAATCTTTACTCTTATCTTTCTTATCTCTTTAGGAACTTGTGGGTAATTAAAATAAGAAACACCAGGTATTTGAGTTGATGCAGAAATGTTTTCGTTAAATGAAAGTATCTCTGGAATTCCAGAAAATGGATTCTCAATTGGAGATATTCTAATCCAGGAACTACCATCATCAACAGATAAATAATACCTAATACTTGAATCTATGTTGGTATTTGGAAGGTTGCTAGATTCAACGTTTAAAGAAACTTTTTTAACCGAATAAGGGAAATCATAAGATCTAGACACCACTTGGCATGATGGTTCGTAAGTATTGTTGTATCCGCTCTATAGAACGAAGACTGATACTCCATCTCTTTGCTGCATATAATTCATATTTTTTATTAAGAGTTACTGATGATTTTTTAGAATATTTGTTAGATGAAGGAACAGTTATTATTCTTAAATTCTGAAACTGAGAACCACTCCAAACTCCTCTATCAATTTTGTCTTGAATTGTATTAATGGCAGTTTGTGCATCGGCAGAAGTTGAGTATTTCCAAGCTTGGTCTATTCTACTGCCACTAGAAGTAGTAGACATCACTCTAATTACCTCCTCAAACACACCTCCGTTGTATCCTGAGTAATAATTAGTTACTCCAGACCTTTCAAAAGCTACTACATATGAATTTTCAACTATTTCTGGAGTTGTATAACTAACATTAACAGTTCTAGTTTCATTGTTTCCAAGTTTAAATTTATTAGGCTGCAGTATATCAGGAACTATTGCCTCATAACTATAGCTAATTGCCTCATAACCTTGTGCATAGAGTCCTTCTGGATTAAACTTTCTCTTTCCAGTAAAAAGTGGATCTGAAGATTTTTCTGGAGTCCAATACAAGTGCTTTACAGTTACATCTTGAGAGTTTGATTGTTCAAAGTATATTTTGATTTTTGAAGTATTAACTTCAGGGAAAAATATTTCTGCTTGTTCATAAAAATATTTTTTTCTTGATTCTATTGTTTGTGGCACTATGGTAGAGCCAATATAGAATTCTTCTTCACTTAATACTATTTCATTACCAGTAAGAGAATCTACCGCTGAGACTTTTGTTACCTTTACTTCAGGATATGTGTTAACAGAATTTCCTAAGTTAGGAACTATTTTAAGAGAATTTATTTTTTGTGAAACTGATGAAGTAATTATAATACCAAGTCTCAATGGTTCACTTATATTATGATCCGCCCATGAATAGTACGCTGAATTCTTTTTGTAGAAAAATTCAAAATCCTTAGATTGATTACGATCTCTTAATTCTTTTGGAATATTTATTGATTCATAATCAAAAATTGTCAATGGGTTATTATCTATAATATTTGGTATATAACCAGTTTTATCATTATCTTCAAAAAAATATTTAGAATTTTCGTTAATATTTTCTGTCTGATAAACAATATGATTATTGCCTATAAAGCCATTTGAATTATTGGTATCAATTTCTATATAATTTGGGACCCATTTTGAAGAATTTCTTATGGGCAGTTTTACATTACCTTCTGAAATAAAAGGAATTTTATTTGATTGGATCTTTGATATATCTACATAATCAAAATTATCAAATGAATCACCCACATAATATATGTCGTTTGCTGGACTGGTTGAATACATTTGTAAAACAGAAATTTTTGAATTGATTCTTTTAACAAATTCAAGCTCTTTATCTATTTCTGTATTAAAAAGATTATATGTTGCTGCAATCTGCCCACTTTGATAATCAATCTGCTTAGAAATAATATTTAAATCCTTTGAAACATCTCCAGCAAAGACGTTAAATTTAGAAGATGTCGCAGGTTCGCCCTTTATGTATGGATCATATTTTGATATTTGAGTTCCAGAATAGTTATTAACGTCGGACAAAAGATTGTTGTATTCATTAGCCATTTCTTCATATGAGGAAAATTCATTGTTATTATATCTAATTAAGAATTTTCTTATCCTTAATATTAACTGGTCATATGTTGTTGTATTGTAAGATAGTTGTGCCATAATTATTTAACTCCTAGCACTCTGCTAGCAAAATTGTCAATATTATTAACCTTCATTTTTACCGTTACACAATCTAATGATCCAGAATTAAAATCGTTAAAAAAGTTGTTTCTAACAATACATCTAAATCTTACGTTATTATTTATGTAATTATATAGAACGTAGAAATAAGATGAAATTGGTTTATTAAAAATGATGTTTTTGCCGTTTTGATAGAATAAAGTTTCACTTGTTTCATAAAAATTAGATCTTGAAAAATCACCACTAATATAATTAGTTAAATTTATAGCGTAGCTGCCATCGCTTAACTTGATTGACACTGGAGAATAATTAGACACTGAACCTGAACTAATTGTTCCTCTTGTTGGGCTATATATTGGATTTACAAAATTATCATGATCTACATAGGGATATTGAGAAAGTTCTATATTAAGAGAACCATTTGTACTCAAAAAATATTCTCCATCTTTCCCATTTGCTGAAAAAGGAGATATATTAATTTTATCACTTATCACAGAAACATCTATATAATCTTGTGAATAGTTAACATTATCAATATCATATTCCGCCACATATTTTTTATCCTCATTGTAGGTCGGCATTGAGATAGTAGCGTTTGTTATATTAACTGTATATAGATATTTTGGAACTAAAACTCCATTTTCGTAAAGATTTATTGAAACAGATTTTGGATAAAATCTTAGTTTAGCATTTTTTGTAGATCTATTAAAAAATACAATTTCCGAATCTATATAAGTTAATCCATAAGGAACAATCGGAACCCAATCAATTTCATTTGTTGGATTTTCTTTAAAAGAAAAGCTTAATTCGTAAGAATTTGCTTTCTTAAGTTCAACATTTTGTGTTGCACTAGAAGAAACTTCGTCGCTTTGAATTTTAGCCTTTACTCCTAATAGTGATCCTGGAACTGGAATATTTTTACTTATGTAAATTGCTTTTTGTCCACTATTATTAGATATACTGTTTTGAAAATCAGTAGAAAAGAATTCTATAGAATTAATTGAAAAATTATAATCGTAAGAATTAGAAGAATCCAAAGTTTTTGGTGCCGACGAAGCGCTATTAAAGTTAATTCCTGGTATTGTTGGCTTATTAAACTCATGATGGCCAGCATTATTTGTATTAACATTTACCTCTGGATAAAAGCCATTTCCAGATAATGTAGAAATTCTGCCAGAATCTATAGAAAATTGTGACTGCTTTCCAAAAGTTGTATTTATTGCATTGAATCTACTTCCTAAAACATGGGAAACTACAGATTCTACAATTCTAGTTAAATATGTTCTATTTTTTGGAATATAAGAATCTATCTGATTTTCAAATGAACCCTTATCCTTTACAGCCTCTTCATACGAAGAGTTAATATTAACGACTTCTGAAATTGGATACTTGTAAGTATAATAGTCTGAATATAAATATTGATTTCTTTTAGCTTCATTTATTGATAATCTTTTTCTGAAGAAAGAAAGAACTAAATCTTGTAAAACATTTGCTTTTGTTTGTTTTCTTGAGTCTCTTATAGCTTTGGTTATCTCATGCATTTGACGAGATATTTTTTCGGATTCAGAACTGATAGACTCTGTTCTAGTATAGGTATCTTGATTAAAGACAAATATTATTTTATTTGCTTTTATACTAGAGAATGAAACGCTAAATGGTTTTTGTAAACTTACTTGTGCATTAAGTATTTTTTTGCTGACAAAGTTAGAAGAAGGATTTGAAGACCCTGAAGAAGTGAAGATTGATATTCCATTATCTTCTCCTTCGACTATAATTTCTAAGATAGAAAGTCCGATAAGAATTTGATGGATTAATTTTTATTGTATCCATCTCTACAAGATTCTTTAGCTCAAATTCTACTATTGTTTTTGCGCCTACAATATAAGAAAAATCATAACCTACATATTTTTCAATATCTACAGGATTTCCTGTAAGAATTCTTGGTGATTTGATAGATACGCTCCAGGACTTAGTTTTTTTGTCATCAAACATTTTTTTTGGATCTGAAGAAGAAGAAATATAGTTATCATAATTTGTTTTTACTGAAACATTTTTTATTGCATAAGACATGTTTATTTTTTTAATAGATGATCCAATTTTAAATCTTGAATTAGCTACGTCAACATATCCTCCAGAAAAATATGAGTCCAAAGGATTATTGCCATCCCTATCTACATAAGGTATTTTAATAGAATCTTTTTCCGAGGATCCATTATCATTATCAAAATTTTCTATATATGAATAATTATATAAGTCGTCTTTTCCAGATATAAATTCATAATTATTTACATAATTTTCTAAATAAGATATATCTTTTTCTAGCTTAGAGATTCTTGCCATCATGGAATCAGCCATAGAATTTACTAAGACACTAACTACGTTTGAAGCACTATAGTATCTTCCGAGTCTAATCTCAATATCCCTATAAAAATCAACAAAACTCTCTGCCGTTATTCTAGATAAAGGTCTAAATACAACTGGGGCAAAGTCAGCTGCCCCATTAAATGAGCTAGCGTTTTTTAATAACTCTACAACCTGAACTTTATCTGCCTTAACCATCCTAATTAAAGAACCAACAGTTCTTTGAGAATTTGTAGCAAATGTGTTTATTGTTGATGGAAACGAATTTATCATAGTACTCCCCAGTCATTGCCTTCCATGTCTTGAAGCCTGTAAGCAACGCCTGCTGTTATATTTCTTTCTATTATACTATAAATTTCTTGAGGATTTTCAAAATTATTCATTACTTCTGTTGGAAGTTTAATGACCACAAAACCACCTTTGGGGTACGCTTGTTTAAGTGGTGGATAAACATCCCAGAAATTAATAGCTTCTGGTAATGTACTCATCATAGTAACCATTGAGACCGTAGAATAGTTAAGGTCTTTAGTAATCTCACTAGAAATTACACCTCCACCCTTTATTCTAAGATCCTCAAACCCTAAATCTTTGACATCAAAAGATTTATTCATGTGGATCGTAGCTATTGGCAGGGCAAATGGATCAAAACTAACAGAATTATAATCATTAAATATTGAATTATCGTAAGTAAAATTAACTGAGTCTGAAGAAGAATATTCTGGAACATCTATCCATTCAGATCCACCAGCGCCTATTGACTCATACTGAATTCTGTTTGGTTTTATGTATATATAAAGAGCTTTATCTTGTTCTGTGCTTTCTTTGTTTAAGAAAGGATTTAAAGGAAGTCTTTGTCCTCCAGAATGCTTAATTGGTATCCCGCTAGATTTGCTTATATAATCAACATATATATCTGAATTTGTCGTTGGAACTATATCATTATCAAACTCTATAATTCCTTCTTTTGCATTAACCGACATCATCTTTGATGAATCAATTTTTGTCCAAGAATCGTCTGCAGCGTTTTTTACATAAACATCAATAAAGTATTTAAATTTTCCTTCAATATTATATGATGGTTCTTTTATAAATGCAATTGGGGCGTTTCTGATTTGTATTGCTTTTTTAGATAAAAGAATTGGTCTTTCTTTCTTAACGTCAATATAAGGTCTTCCTAAAAACAGTGACCAAGGAGCGCTAGACTGAGAAAGAGTTGAATAATATGCTCTTAAGTTTTTTGATTTATACTTTGAAAGCCAATCAACCCAACCGTATTTTTTTGATATATAAAAATCTTTTGTAAAAGATCCACCACTAATATATAAAGGCCATTGAGAAAATTTATCCAAAGTTGAATTAACACCAAGAACCTTAATTTTTGAGCTATTGGTATACTTTACTGAATAGATTGGGTAAGCAGTTTTTTGGGGAATAGAAATCGGTTGAGTTAAGACAGTGTCTCTAGGTCCTATAACATCTGTTGAAGAAGATATATTTCCATCCGCATCAAAAGCAAGGACGCCTATGTATATATTCTGTCTTCCTCTATTTAAATAATCTAAGTATTTAATACTAGAACCTAAAAATTCTTTTCTTAAATTATCATAAAATCCCCATATTAAACCATTCTCAGTTAAAGAAGTATTTCTTAAAACCAAGTTTCCATAGTCTATATTTATTTCTGCGTCTGCTTGGGCTATGGTGTAAATGTTGTAATCGCTGATTCCTGTAGGAGATCCAAGTTCTGATGGATTGTCTGTATTTTTACAAAGAAGCAAAAGACCGTCTAGTACTGTTACTGTGTTCTTTGAGTTTTTAATTATTGACCCATCTTGCCTTAGTAGATTATAGCTATTGACAGCAACTTCTTCAGTAGATGAAGATGAATTATTATAGGAAAGAGCTGATACTGATAATGTCAATATATTTGAAGAATAATTTAAATCTACCATTGCAGATAGATTACCAGCTGATACAGCATTGCCGTTGGAGGTAGCTGAAACTAGTGAAGGTGTTCCAGAAATTTGATGTGCCACCTTTGATAGATCTAACTTTACAGACTCCTCAACATATTCATCTCCATCTAAAGTTCTTATAGGAGGTTGATAATTAGTTAATGAAAAGTCTAAAGTTTTACCAACTAAAGACTCAGTTCTATTTCCATCATAAAAAGTCGGATATGTAATTGAATTAAGTGATACTGTATATCTAGATGGGTTAACTGGTGATAGGTTAATTGACTTTTTATTATTTGCGCTAACATTAGATTCTGTTGATTGAATTGTGTAATTAATGGTAAATGGGAGAGTACTTGTTTCTGTCTTTACTTCTTGTATGCTAACTCCCCCTCCTATCTCCCATGAAATGTTAAAAGATATTTCTGATATAGAATAGCCTTCTGCATATTCTCCAAATTTTCCACCAAGCTCAGATCCTTCAATAGCGATTGCGAACCAAACTGCATTGTCTGAATTTATATTCGTCAAATTAAAAGTTCTAGAATCTTTAAAGTAGCGGGTTGAATTAGAAACAATAGCGGTTTTTTGTCCGCTTTAGTTCATCTGCATCTGCTTGAGGAGAGCAAAGGATCTTGTTGATTTTGACACCTTTGTATTTGGTTGCTCCATCAAATGCGCCAGCTTTAATTGTTATTGAATTAACTTTTAAATTTGATATTGCAGAAGAATCCTTTAATGTATTATACATTTTTGGAACTCTTACATACACTACATCTTTAATGACTCCTTCTGGCCCCTTATTATAGGTAAAGCTAATCCTTCTATAGTCTAAATCGCTACTATGAAGCTCATTAACTTCTGGATTAACTCTTTTTCTTATATATTTGATAACATCTGGATCTTTTTTTCTAATATTATCTACAACAGAAGTAAATTTATCAAAATTGTTTTTAGCTAGACTTTTCCAAACTCTTAGTAAATAAGATTTTGTTTGGCTATCCACAACTCCGTCTACCCATGTAAGACCTTTTTCGGATTGAAAAATCTTTACATATGAAGTAGTTTGTGGTCCGAATTTTCCATCTACTTGAATATTTTTAATGGAACTAATTCCACAATTAGCTAAAGTATATTGTATGTATTTAGTATAATCCTCACGAAGACCAGACCTACCCTGTTTATAAGATATGTGGGTATTTCCTGCATCTATATCTCCTGTATACAAAAAGTTATTTTTTACATGTGATATTCTTTTATCAGGAGGAAGAGCAGCGATAATACTATTATCATCCACATCTATACCAGAATAACCCTGCACTGGTTTAACTGATGAATCAGATCTTGTTTCAGCTGGTATATTTTTTGCAAGTATCCTTCTAGAAAGAGTTGCCGTTCCAGTTGCAATTACGTTTGCTGTCCAAGTTACATCATAGTTTATTGGTTGTTCATTAGAAATTAAATAAGTATTATAAGTAGAAAAAGAAAATGGATATGACTTGTAGCTATTTGCGCTAACTTTGTTTCCAACAAAATTTCCAGATATGTCGCTTGATCTTAATATATTTTTTTCTCTTAATTCATATGGCCCAAAACCGCCTGGTATTTCAAAACTTGCAGACCCAACAGTAGTATGAGCAAATATAGATCCATCATATTGTGACGAAACGACCTTGTAAAGAGAATGTGAAGATGGTATATCGTTTATTTCTGAAGAAAAATAGTCATTTGATATTTTATTAAGACCATTTAAAATGATATTATTATTTGTAACCTCAATATAAAGCTCAATATTTCCTTTATTAATATCTTGAGCTATTAGCGAATATTGATCTGGCAGTAGGTCGTAAACTATTCTCTTATAATAGTCAAAAATAGATCCGTAATTAGAGATTATGTTTTTTGAGTAAACCAAGTCACCATTAGTTTCTGATGGTATAGTAGAATATTCAGATTTTTCATCTTCTAACAAAACTGAACCATTTAATACATATGAACTATTCCAGTTACCAACCATATAATAAGTTGAGCTTCTCATATCTAAAGACCTAGATGCTTGAGATTTACTCAGCATTGCTACAGATACCGCATTGTAAAGAATTTTAAAGGGACCTTCTATTACTGCAGTTGGTATCACCTGTCCATTATCGGTCTGAGAAAAAGAAGAATTGCTAATTGCCTGATTAAAAATTGAAGAAGACTGATATACGTCGTTGCAATATTTTAAAACTGGAGTTGTTGTAGCTAGAATAGAACCTCTAACTAATGAATCAGCTACTGGTTGATATTCAACACTGACAAAAATTGGTTTGTTTTGATTATTTGTATTTTCTTTCAAAACAATATTTGCTGTTGCCAAATCTTGATTGTCAAAATATTTGTAATATTTTCTTTCACCAGAAACTGAATTGACAGCATTGCCAAAAATTCCATAATATACTTGATTGCCAACTGCCTCAAAAATATTATCTGATATTGGCCAGGCATTTGTTTTTAGCTCATTTATAAACAAATTGTCTCTGTTATATTCCCAATTATTCATTTGAACAGAAGAACTAGCCATGCTTAAATATGGATAGATTAAAGTTGCAGATTGTGAATTTAATGATGGAGAACTAAGATCTAAAAATACAGTACCATGTTTATCTTCTATGAATGATTTAATTTTTTGAGCTTGAGAAACTGTAATATTAGAAGTAGGAGACCATGCAACAATGTCAAAATCATCTAAGTTTGCAAGATTATCTATATTAACCATCCAGTAATTATATGAAGTTTTTAAAACTCCGGCTTCAGCTAGGGGGTTTTCAAAAATATAAGAAGATAAATTAAATGGAGAATTTTGAAGCCTATTAAATATATACGGGCTAGCATAACCTACATTTTGAGATGCTTCTGCAGCTGATCTGTCTGCTGATGTCCATAACACAGCACATCTTATTGTTCTTTGTCTGATAAGATCTTCTTCTGTAATAGCTTCTTGGTAATTAATTGAAGAAACATTAGTTCGATTTACAATCTTCGCTATTAATCTCCAATTAAAAGTTTGATAGTTTCTATTATCTGAAATAGCTTTTTTAGGAACAAACACTTCATAACCCTCAATAGAACTATTCAATCCATTAACAAAGTTATAATTGCTAGAAATTTGCTTAGTTGAATATATTCTTTTATTTCTAGATGTTAAGTCTGCAACAACTGATTCTTCTTTTTCGTTATCAAATATTGGAAGAGGATTAATTTTTTCTTTGTGATTATATTTAGTTTGACTAAATGTTTTATCAGAAGAAATCATAGTCATATCATAAGTAAGGTATAAGTCTTCATCTTTTGCATCTGGCAATAGCACAACTATCCTATGCGGCCTTAGAGTTTCAGGTCTTGCAAGTTGCACATCTACTTCGTCTAAGGTAATTTGGTCTAAAAGAATTCTATATTTTTTCTTTCCATTGGACTTGTCTGTATATTCTTCTCCATTTTTATTTACAACAATAATTGAAGATGGTATTTTTTCCTGAGGAATATAGTCTTTTAAGGAATCATAAGAATAAAGATCTTTGTCTATTAAAGTATAATTTTTTGAAATATAATATGAAAAGACAAAGTTTTCTGGATCTAAATCTTGAGTTAATTTTCTTTCGTCCAAATAAGGATCTAGCAATGGCAAATCGCTTACCATTAATTCTGGAGAAGAGAATAAACTATTTCCTTCTGAATCCTGCAAAATTCCTAATTCATCTGCATAAAAGATCTTTTGACCTTCATTGTATATAGAGTTATTGCTAATAGATATGTTGTTATTTTCTGATATCAAGGAAGAAAAATCTGTTATTAACAAAGTATTTGCCGGACTAATATCTCCAGAAGAAACGTAGCCAAGAGAAAAAGAAGAATTATCTGATGGAAGGTTGTTTATCTTTTTGACTGAATTTTCGTTTCCAGATGTAGTTTTATCAATAAATTTTTTCATTATTTTCCCTAATAATTTACGGTCTTAATATATCTGTTCTAATAGAATTATAATCTTCTATATAATATGGAGTAGAACCCCATAGTCCAGATTGATACTGAGTATATTTACTTAACGAGAACCAGGAAGGAGGAGTCCATAGTGGACTTTGTGGACTAATATCCACATTATCGCCATTATAGTAACTAAGAACAAATGTTGGCGTAGAATATAAGGCCAAATCTTTATCGGAATCATAATTGATGATTTCTTGGACTCCAGAAGTATTCCCATATACATAATTAACAGGATCAAAATCTTCCATCCAATAGACTATATCTCCAGCTATATTTTCTGGACTTTCAGAGAATTCTGATGATAAATCAGTTTCAAGTGCAACAAACCATAACCCAGGATTTGTATTTTCTTGAGATATAAATGGACCTATTACGAAAGAACCATCAGACTGTGTAATTGTATATCCAGAAACAGAATCTTGGCCTGGTTCATCTGTGTTGTCTGCAAAGCTAATATCATTAAAAATGTCATATATATACCTTGCTTTTCTCCAGTAAACTATAGTGTTTTCTGCTGGAATGTTATTGTTTAAAACAAAGCCATTTATATATAGATTACTAAAACCGTCTGCAGCTATTAG